GTAGATGATTTTATGCAGCCTGCCGGTTTGGATGCGGAGAAGGAGTTTCCCGTTTTTCATATTCTGCTCGGGAATCACGACGCGGCTGGTCACGTATCCTTTGTCCAGCAGTTTCGCATTCAGGTCTTTTACCAGCCTGTTGACGGATGAAATCCCCATGTCCGTGTGAATATGGGGCTGTATGATGTCCTGTAGCCAGCCGAACTTTTCTTCCTGCCCTGATAAAATAATTTCGTCTATTCTAAACACGGGTCCTGCGGCACCTTGCGTTTCCTCTTTTTCATTCAGGCTGCTCTCAATGTTTTCTATACGGGGTATGCGCAGCCTTTCCTGCCGCTCTTCTTCTCTCTGCCGCGCTTCTTCCAGCCGCTCTGCTCCTGTGTAATCTAAAACGGGAGCAGCTGATACCGCTCCCGTCATCATGGTTAAAAAAATAAAGGCTGTTACGATTTTCCCCCGCATATGATTGCTCTCCCAAAGTAATATTTCAAATGTTTTTCTTATTTTTAATTATAGTTTACAGGGACGGTATTGTAAATGTTTTCTTTGCTTCCTTATACGGAATCAATATTAAAATCGCCTGCAGGACAAATGATATATTGCCATATTTCAATAAAAAGCCCATACAATCAAATTTTCTTGCGCACCGGAACAAAGTGTCGTCAAAGTGGGGANNNNATTCGCCGGCAACATGATTTCCAATTCGATATATAGTTACGATTATTCGATAAAATCTAACAAAATCAGCGCATAAATACACGCAAATAGCTATAAACTTTTCTAAAGTGGGGGCAGAAGTGGGGGCAGATTAAAAAGAGCGATCTCACTACCGCTCTTTTTGCATTACCGCTCTTTTTGAATTACGCTTTATCTACGTCATTTTTTCTCACGACGTCCATGTCGAGTGTAACCGTTCCGATTAGATCGTTCGTCACGCAAAACTGATGTTTTGACATCATATAACCCTTAAATTCCGCATCGTACCACACGATCTCTATCGTATCGTTAGAGATCCTTTTTACAGATTTTACATTTTCTTTATTCCGGACAAAGCAATCGATATAGTCATTGATATTCTTGAAACGTCCATTGTTTTCTTCGATGTCCCAGTCTGTACCTTCTCCTGTCACCGTAATCGCCCCTGTATCCAACTCTTCTACATGGACATAAACCCTTTCGGAAGTTTTATATATGTTAATTCTAACCAATCCGTATGTTTCTATTTCTTTCAAATCGTTTAGATCGTTGCCGCTGCCGATAAGAACAGTTTCACCGATCATTGATTTTTTTACCCGGGAATTGGCAGGTGGTTCGGTGCTTACATAAACATTGCACCTCGTTCTATACCTATCATCGATAATCTCTACTCTTTCATTCAGCCCAGGTTTCAGCGCTGTCGCAACGGCGATCACTCCGTTCGGGCTCCCCTCGATATTGAACAAAATTCCTTTCTTAACATCTTTCATTCCGTACAGTTTAAACATAGCTTTATTCCTCCTTGATTCATTTAAAATTTTTTTGACTTTTAATAATTCCTCGTCGGTCATCTTGACAGACCGTGTGCGGGCACCCGGCGGCAGTGTTCTTTTAGCGCCGGACCCTTTACGACGCCCGCCCCAGCCCGAGGCAGATTTTTTGTTTTCCGCCATTCTTTATTCGTCCTCCTTTTAGTATAAATCTTAGTATAAATCGTCCGTGGCTATATTCCATAAATCTTCGTTTTCTGTTTCCTTATCTGCGTTTACTATGCCACATCGATAGTACGTGTTTCCTTTTAGCTCCCACATTTGATAGCCCTGATCGTGTTTTTCGAATTTTATCGTCCTTTTTCCGTCCGTTAAAATTCTTTCTCCGTTTTCAATTCCAATGTTTCTAATCATTTTTCTTACCTCCTATGGTTTAAATAATTTGTGGTGTTTTCCCTTTCTTGATTATATATTACAATATCATCTTTGATTAGTCAATACATTTTCAAGTTGTTTATTATAAATTGTTTTTATAGTAGGCAACAGAAAAAGAGTAAAGATTTCTCATGTCACAATAAATTAATTTGCGCAATAAAAAAGAGGGCGGTTTCCCGCCCTCTTTTTTAGATACCGGATCACCTCCGGGAGATTGCCGCTCCCACGGCTACCACTGTTGTCATTATCCATAGATTTCTTTGCCGAGTTTTAACTCTTATTTTCCGTTCTGCTTCTTTCTCGTACTCTTTCAAGTATTGATTGGCTCTCTCTAATGAGTTCTGCGTCTGTTTGTTCAATGTTTGAGATTTCTTGATTTGCTCGTTTGCTATTTTCAACTGCTCCTGCGCTTCGTTCAGTTGCTTCGCTTGCTTGTCTAAGAGTATCGACTTGTCCTTGCTGTGCTGTTCGAGCGTTGTCAAGTTCATTTCTAACTGTGTCAGCTCCGGTTCGGAGATTTGATACATCACCTCTGCCTGCACAGACGAACCAACCAATGACGGCAACAAGAATAATCCCGCCGATAATAAACATATAGTAAGCCTGTTTTTTATCATACATTTTCCACCTCACCCTTTATCAGCTGTGTAATTACTAGTTAAATATGCGTCCGGTGTAGTGCCTTTGAATGCGTACCCGTTAGTAACTACCGGCGATATGTATATCTGCATGCCGCCCTGCGGATATCCTTTGCCGTTATATGTTTCGCATTTAAGCACCGCTCCAACTTTAACCGAAAAGACGCCTGATTGTCTGGCTCCTATGGAACCAACAATACGGCTTGACGTTTCTGATTGTGCTATCGTTACAGCGTTTAATACAACACGATTGACTGACGTATTCCCACCTGACGTTGCATACTGATATACCTTACTGACGGCTAATATCGTACAATCCTTTTTCGCAATAAAGTCGGTCTCGTTGACAATATCAAAATACTCATCAAAGTCTGCTGATTTATATTTAGTGACCATTTTACAAAAATGAATATTATCTTTACGGCTCGTTTCTGCTTCGTACCCTTGATAAACCAAGTGTAATACAAGTTTTGTGGACTGTTCGTATGCCCGTATCGCTTGATTCACGGCTGCGTCTAAAATTTCTTGCGTGACAGAGTTAGCACCAATCAATTCTACAATACGTTCTTCTGTGATGAGCTCCGACTTCCGGGCGTACGGCGTTAAATCAACGGTAGCGTCATGCCCGTCCTTGCCCGGGTCTCCCTTATCTCCTTTCACACCTCTTTCACCTTTAGCTCCTTGCAGGCTTTTCAGCCATTCTGCCACCGTGCCGTTAAATCCGTTGTCAACTGCTATCTCATATGCAGATTTTCCGTCTTTGCCTGCGCCACCTCCCCCTCCGTTCGGGATTGTTAATGACGCCTTTAACTCCTCCGGAGTTGTTATAATAACATTTATACTATCATCGTTATCTATAACAACACCAGATAATACGCCCGTAGGTGATAATTCGGCGGTCAAATCTTTTTTACCGGAGATAGTACCGTGCAGGGATTCCGTGGCTGCAAGTTTTGCGTCTAGCTCATTAATCAAAATTAACTTCATCCTCAATTCTGAACCGGTGCGGAGTGATAATCGTACAGACATCTCCGGCAACGGTAGTTAGCTGTACATCATATACATAATCTCCGTAATCAAGATTTTTAGTATCTGCCGGACTAATCGTAATAACTCCGTTCACCGCCGTTTTCTGTAACACCTTTGCCTTATCGGTGGTTGATTTCTTGACTGTTAAAACAACTCTATCTTTCGTGCTGTCATAAGCGGCGCTTCCTGCAGATGTGATATTCAGTGATATTTTCGCCGTATCGCCTCTGGTTAAAAATATATTCTGGTTCGATATCGTAAGCATTTCACACCCCATTCTCTAAATACCACTGCGCTTTTCCACGGAGAATATCTCCGCCGGTCCCTATCTCGTCCTTATCGCACAGCTGCTCTAAATCCCAGCGGCAGTCGGGCTCTCCGCTGTACAGCCCGTAACCGTCGTCATTAGCGGCCTCGCCGTGCGTCATGAAATGCTCTCTATCAATCGGATTATCGAAAACCTCGGCAATAACAGCAAACATCTTCGCCAGCGTTTCAATTTGTGCCGCGGTCGGCGGATATTCTCCTAAGTCATTCGGGCGGGCGTTATAGCAGCAGCACAGAGCAATTGCAATGCTTCCTGTGTTCCTGTGATATGTTGCCCGTGGTACCTCGTCTAACGGTCTTGTGTAGATGATTTCTCCATCTCCGTCAACGTTAAAATGATAGTCGTTAAACGTCGTAAAATACCGCCCTGCCGTCCAGTGTCCGTAAGTTGTTGTCGGCCACGGGAATTGATAAAAATAATCCCGTTTATCAATGAGTTCCTGCCGAAATTCCTCTATCGTCATAAATACCTCCTATTTAAAATAACCGCTAAATAGCGGTTATTTCTTAAGTTTTGCAAAAATATTGTTGTCAAGCAGCGTTATCAACTTGTCTATGTGATGATTGCCAGCGTCTCTCAAGTTCTCACATATTGACAGTATCTCGTTGTAACAAATGTACCCGAACATAAATTTAAGCACTGGCCATGACAACGGGATTTCTATTGCTGATAAGACTGTATCAATCTGTGAAGCCGTGAGAATTAAAATTATGAAGAGAATAAATTTTGTTAAAAAGCCCCACAGCATGATTTTGGATTTCAGCCGTTTTGCGCTGAAAGCAAGAATGATACCGTACAATTTCTCTCTCGTTGTTAAATAGTCCGGATCCATTCCTTTATCTACAAGATACTGATACCCGATGGCGAGCCAGCGGGTACTGATATCAATAATGATCAGCCAGAAGTACGCATTGAGCACGACGCCGTATGAGCTGTTGATAAATGACAGAATGTACATCAACACGACGCTTACGACTGTCTTTGATTCCCACTTGTCTAAAAGATTGAGACTTGTTCGGCAGAAATATTCAGCGAAATCTATCAAGTCTAAGACGAAAACGCAGGTAACAAATCCACCCCATAGATACGGGGGTTTGCTGCATTTTTTTATCTTTCTTTTGAGATTTTGAAAAAATGTCATGATGTCTCCTCGTTTAATCTGTTAAATCCGCGTCAGTCTCATACTTGTTTATCTCGCCTGACCAGCTG